CATCATTAAACAGATAGTAAATAGGGTTAAGAAAGCTTTAGGTAAGAAAGTAAAAAGACCAAACTTATCAGAAAGACGAACTACTTCTTATCGGGAGAAACGGGGTTTACCTCCTGTGAAGGAGAAGAAATAAGATGTCTATGCGGTAAAACTTGACCCATTTTAGGTTTAACAACAACATCTTCACAGAGATTAAAGTAAGGAGAATCAGTAGCAAATTCAATTCCTTGTAGTTTTAATTTTCCGCACTCACGAAGTCTTGCAATGTGCCAGTCTAGTTTTTTATTCTCAATTAGTTGTTGTTGATGATCTCCTTGCAGTTTTGCATTCTTCAAACAACGTTCTTGAAATCTTTTATCAAGTGGCATAGAAAAAGTTAAACTAGCACCGACATTAAGTGAAAAATTATCCTTCTGTCCTGTGCGTGTTCTTTGATGATATAAAATGTCTCCTTCATCGCTATACACTGGAGAGTCGTACCAGTATTCTCTTGGTTTAGAAAACGAATGTGAGTCAGTAATGAATGGAGAAAATGTTACCATTGGTCCTTGGCAAACCACTCCACCTCCATATTGATTTTGTATAAGATTTCCCTGTAATGTTTGGATCGCCATATTAGTTAGCGATGCAGATGTATTTGCTACTGGTGCTGCTGTTTGTGAAGTATTAGCTAATGCACTTTGACCACTAAATAATATTATTGCGAGAAGACTGAAGTAGTTTCTGTTGTGCTTTCTAAGACTGTTGTTCGATTGATTGTTGTTACATTTGATAGCGATGGAGAGCGATAAGTTTCTACAAATTGAAATGCCTGACCTGGGTTTGTGATCGTGACATTTCCTCTTGTATTGATGTCTAAACCAGTCCATGTTTGTGTTTGTCCATCAACGGTTGTTGTTAAAGTCGTAGGATTAGGAGCAATGCTTTCACCATCAATAGAAATATTCGTGCCATTTAAGGAGTACTCATAACCAGAATAGTCGTGAGAAACAATTTGCTCCGTCACATTTGTACTGGTACGTGTGACTGCGTTCATTGATCCACTAGAAAAATTAGGGACCACTGGCACTGCTATGACTGGCCTTTGCCATCCATTTAATAATATCAATAATAGTAAATATCGTTTCATTTATTTATATCCATGTAGTGCTTCCACATGATCAAATTAAAGATTAATAATCCCACAACAAATACTGAGCAAATAACAATTGGAACGTGAATCATTTTGTGGTAACGGAAGTAATTACAGAACCCGTTGCCACAGATCCAGAATTTCCAGCAGTTAGAGAAATAGCTCCCGCCGTACTTATCGTTCCTGCAAGGTCGCCTGCTGTCCCTGCGGCATGTGAAGTTACATCGGAAAAGTTAGCAGCAGCTCCAGTCGTTACAGCAGCCCCAGGTATAGCATCGGCTTGTGTATAGGTTTGGGAAAAACTAAAGCTCTCCCCAGAACTTGCATTTTGGGTTGCAAGAACTGTGCCAGGGCTATAAACGCCTGACGTAATGGTTCCATTCGACAGCCTCCCAGCATCATCCCCTATCGAAACGTCAACCCCCGTTCCTGAAACACTGAAAGAACTGCCTATCCTTTCAGCTTGAGTAATTCCAGCATTGACGGTGAGCTGCGCTGAACTGGTGATGGTATGCGTCAGATCTGCATTAACAGGAGACGCTAAGAGCAGTAGTAAGAATAGCTTTTTCATAAGTAAGCCTTACTAATTTGTGCTAATAATCCTAATAATGCCAGAGCAGCACTAACAACTGCGGCTGCTTGGAATACTCTTTTCTCTAAAAGTCTAACCCTATCTTCTAAATCTCCTATTTTTTCCTCTGCTCTTTTGAGCTTCATCTCTGTGCAGACGATACGAGTTTCCTGCCTCGCATCAATCGAAAGATCTTCTCCCATCATGTCAACCTCCCATTTTGAGGATCAACTTCTTTGCCAGAAACAGGATCAATCTTTGCTTTTTCTGGTACGAGTTTGATTGGAGTTTCAACTTTTATGATGGTATAAGGAACACCATTAGCAAAGCCCCCTGCTGCTTCTGCTTTCTTTTTCTCTTCATCAGCTTTATACGTTCCATCACCTCTTTTCTTAGCAGTTTCCAATCCAAAACTGGCTAACGCCCCAGTGAAAACCGAGGCTATGAAAGTCGGGTCGATCCTTTCTTGTTTACCCAAACCTGGCAATTCTACATAATTTAAAGTTAAGATAAATCCACTCCAAATCACCACTCCCAACCTGACAAATGTAGATAAAACTTGTAGTTGCTCTTCTTTATCATCAAATCCTTCCTTTAACTTTTGTAGGGGGTTCTTTTTATTTTCTTTTTTGCTGGCTTGGTTTTCTTCTTTTTGTTTGGCATCCATAGAAAAACGAGTAAACATGTCTACATTAGACACAAATGGTTAAAAAGTAATGAAATTTCTGAGCCAGAGCCAAAAGGAAACGATTTCTAAAAGTTATGGAATAAGCGTTGAATCTATAAATAAGAGAATTGAATTATGGAGTTTGATCAATGATCCAAACATATCAAAGCCTGACCTAATAGAAGCTCAAAAGGAATGGATTAGGATTCAACAAGGAACATGGCCTAACGTACATGAATGAAGTAATTGCTGCTTGCATTGGTGCAGTTGTTTCAATTTTCTTGTTTACTTTGTCAATTGTTGTCAATAGAAAAGACAAAGATGTAAGAGCTTTATTCAAGCGAGTAGCTTCATTGGAGCAGAGAATCTCAACGCTTGAAGGATCTGGTAGAAATAGAAACTGGCGTAATAGGTAAAACTTAGCTAGTTTTTAAATGGGTCTGCATTAGATCTGCGATTAAGAGGAATGGAACTAATCCCGCCTTACCCATAGCGGGATTTTTTTTAGATTAGCTTCGTAAGCTTTTGCAATCCTGTCTTCTAGTTCAAGCCTTTTGCTGATCGCATATAAACCTGTGTAAAGGGCATGAAATTTGTGAGTCTTTTTTTCTCTTCCATCAAGCTTGTACCAGCGATTCATATCTTCAACTCGTTGATTATCTTCCTTAATCCATTCGGGTTTATACATGACAATAAATAAGTTAGTTGATTGGTTAATAGTTGAACCCTCTATGGAGCAAGAGTTAAAACTTGAACTCGAAGAGAGGGCTATTTTACTTTCTGACGATCATCAAGAGACAGCAAATTTATGTGCTTCTTTATGGAGACAGAATTGGTATAAAGATGAAGTATTAAAAAACTGTCTGGAAAAAATAGGAGAGCTAGAAGGGAAATTAGTTTACATGGAAATGCAAAAATCTAGCTCTTGTTGGCAGCGTTTACTTAGAAAGGTATTTCCTCGGAAGTCTGTGGAAAGTTCCTCGCATCCTGAGCTTGAAGCTGTGCTTCGGTCTTTTGTGGATTAATGTTCCCAAAGGCTCCATAAGTTCCATCTTTACCTTTTGCATTGATCCATACAACGTCAACTTCTACTTCTTCCTTTTTGCTGAAATCCCAAACTTTGCCTGTTTTGATTTTTTCGCTTGTATCACCTAAAGACATTAGATAATCACAAAAAGCAGGAATAGATTCAACTGGAATTGCCAAAGCTAATTGCTGTGGAAATTTGCCTTCTTCGTCATAGCTGTTCTCACCTGTAGACCATTTAATTGGATAAGGAAGAGCAGGTTGGAATTTGTACTCGTTTCTTGGCATTTTTTTGATTTAGTAAAGTGCGTGTTTTTAGTTGATTAAGAACTTGCTGTGCAGCATGTTCGGCTGCTTCTGGTGTCATTTTTTCAAGCTAATTGAGAGATAGCTTGCTGTAAAAATCGACCATGTGCAGCAAGTGTTATGTGTTGTGGCGAAATGTCTTTGGCTTTGATGTCGAAATGCTGTTTAAAGTCATCTAACACCTTTTTTTTGTTTGCATCATTCAACTCACCAATTTTTCCACTGATTTCAGTTTTGGCTGCTGGAGTTATAAATTCATTATTTTTCACTTCTGTTTTTTTAACTTGTGAATCTGGTCTGGTTGGTGTTCTGCTAATGCCTGTTTTCTTTTCTGGTTTTACTTTATCTGTTATTTCTTTTGGATCTTCTGTATTTGTATCCATATCAGGCTCAATTCCTAAAAGCATTTTTATTGCGTAGCGTCTTCCATACGTCAAACTTCCACCCCAAGTAAACATTTCTTTCTTGCCCATGTCTTGAGGTAAAAAGATTGGCAGTTCGCTTTTTATTTCTTCTCCAGATTCAACATGAATCAAACGTGTAACAATGCAAGTTTGTCCGTGGTCGTTATACGCTTGAGGTTGAATAATTATCAAACCATTAGCATGTAAAACAGGTTGAATTGCAGATAATAAATCTTCCAAAGGAAGGTAACTATATGAAAACTTTCCAAGTCCAGCCGTTTTGCTTTTTGCAATATCTGGAAGTTGTTTTTGAAAATTTAGAAGTGACTCATAGAGAGTCTTGTTTTTCTGTGCCATGTGTGGTTGATGTGTACTATTTAATCTTAATAAGCTAAATACTTATTGTCAATAAGATAAAGCAAAAGGTGTTATAAAAATGTTTGCTCCCAATAGTTCGTCTTCCTTTGCATATTTTTTAATGGCTTTTAATGATACCACTAAGCTGTCATCCTTAATAACAGTTCCTCCTGCTTTCGCTGATAATCCATCTAAAGTTGATCGACATAATTTATCAATGTCTCCTGCTTGTGAACTTGTTACAAACTCAGGTGCTTTTTGTTTTAATTTGTTTGCATTTTTTCCCGTTCCAAAATGACTTTTTGGTCTAGCAAATAAAAACACAATTTCTATTTCTACAGCTCTACCAATTACTGATCCTTCATAATGATCTATGGCAGCAGCTCGAACATCTTGCCGCCAAGGTTTAACTTTCTTGCTGTTCTCAATCATAATTCCATGACCAATATGTCTCTTGCTTCCTTGTGGAGCTGGAAGACCTCGAACAGGAATAAAAATTTTATCCATTAAAAAACTTCAACCTTTTCTTCAAAAGCTTCCCAAGCTTCTTTCCATTTCAACCGACAAGTTAAAGGATCTTGCTCTTCTCCAAAAACACATTTCCCTGGTCTTGCCCAAACTGTTCTGCAACTATCAACAACAATTCCATGATGGTTTGCAAGTGCGTCAACGTAACTTCCTAATTGAGCATCTGTTGAATATGGTCTAGCGTTTTTATTTGATTGCGTTTTTAAATCAATTAAAACTAACTTTTGCAATGTGTGGTCATAACCCAAAAGGTCAAACTGACCGCCTACAGACTTTTCTAAATCTGCAAGCATATATTCAACCGCCCAAGGTTCAAAGTTAGACCAATATTCATTTTCTAAAAGTGGCGTGACCCATTCTTGATAATCACCTGCGTCTGGATTCTTTTCTCCTAACATCCTTTGCTGTAAGCACCAATGAACTTTTTCTCCTCTGGGTTGCCAGATGTGCCTATATTTTTCAATATTTGCTAAAGCCTCTGGACTTTTTTGGCTTGCAATTTGTGTTGTTGAAAATGCCAACCATTCGCCTGTTGGTTCCCAGCAATATTGATGCCTCTCCTCATCTCGATACATGGGAAGAGGATCAAGTTTTAAATGACTCCAAGGTGGGTCACGGTGCAAGCTTGCGTTGTTGCTTAGTTCTTGATATTTCATTTTTTAAAAAGATTAAATTGGTTGTTTTTGTCTGTTCTTAATTGCCATTGATGTTCCCTTTTTCCATATCGACCCATAACTTTCTTTTCTGTTTTTTCTAGGCTGCCTTCGTTTGTCAAGTCTGTTAAAGCTCTTCTAATTGAAGTAATCGGATAAGCGTCATTAAGCATTTCGCAAATAACAGAAGCACTTAATGGGTTTCCTTGATCGTGAAAACACAAAAGTATTTTCTTCTCTTGTGTTTTAGCTTTTGCATGAGATTCAGCAAGTTCTGAACCTGTTTCTTCTGTGGTGTTGTAGTAGCTCATTTTTATGCAGGAAAATCTTTTGGGTCTACAAGTTCTACTGATTCAGATGGTGGTGTTTCTTCACGTGCCAAGTTCAGAAACCTAACTCCTTCGTAGCCTCTGGGGAAGATGGCAAGGTTTGAGTTTGCATCGTCAATACATCTTTGAGCACCGGGGCTTGGTTGATCTAACTCTGCCAATGTCCATAGAGGTCTTTCAGTATTAGAAGGATTAGGCGATGTAAGACCCCTTTTAAGCAGTTTGATCGTTGATACCTTGTTGTATAGCGGTTCCATCATTCAAAGCCTCTAGACGCTGTGAAGACCCTCTGAGCTGGATGTCCTGTTATTGGTTCAGGATTCCATGAAGATGTTTTAGTTCTTGCAAAAGTTTCGTAATTTTTCAACGTGATGCTCTGCCACTCATTTGCAATTGCAAGAATGATTTGATCTTTTACAGCATCTTCTCCATATTTCTTTTTTATCCCTATCAAGCCTTTTTCACCCATCAACAAATTAAAAGCTGCTTCTGTTTTTTTTCCTTTCTTTGAGTGCCAGAAATCAACGATCAAGCTAGAGGCAGATTCAAGTTCAAAAGGGATTAGGTCAGCACTAAATTTAAACCTTGTTTTTTTAAAATTTTCTTTTTCCTTATTTATACTATTAGGTACTCTATTAGTATTAGATAAAATACCTCTCTCTTTTTTTGTTTCTCTCTCTCTCTCGTTCGGTATTTTAAGGGTATCACATGTGTCAACCCCTAAAAAATAGGTTTCTAGTGAATAGTTTATAAAAGCAGTCATTGACATGTAGCTCGGCTTTTTAGCTAAACAATGCTGCATCACTTTGTGTTTAATTCGTATGCTGTTTGTGGTCATTGTGTACTCAGTTTGTGGTTGATTTGTATAAGGAACGCACTCATTATGTAGCACAGGTTTTTAATGTCAATAGGATTATCTGATAAGAAAGTTATTTATTTTTTTGAGGGGTTTGCAACAATGTGTATAATTAGCTTGACCTGAAGCTCAGAGGCATTTGCTAATGACCACTAGGACACAACAAATAAAAAAAGACCTTCAATGTTATGGGGTTGACCCGTACGAAGTTGCGGCAGAAGCAATTGATAGGGGTGATCGTTTAGCTCTTCAAGTCAAACGATTAGAAGCAATAATTAATCAGGCTTCATTCAACGCTTGATCAATTAAACCTCTAACAATTTCGCTATTGCTTACACCAGCAGCAACAGCTAATTGATTAACTTTGTTTTTTATTTCTGGGGTGACGCTGGTTTGTAGGATCTCGCTCCAGAGTTCAGATCCTCTTGCTTTGTTTGGCATGATTAGTTCCTGTTAATCTTAATAATATAATAAAAAACCTGAAAAGCTATTGCCTCTCAGGTTTGGTTTTTGCTTAGTAGTTCAATCCTACTGTGTGCTTTGTGCAGCTCCAGATAAGACCTTCTTTTTTTGCGTCTGCAATAAGTTGGTTCTTTTCTTCTTCTGAGTAAGCATATTCATCCCATTTGTTAGTTGTGATGAACCAGTAGCAACTTGGATTGTCCTCCGCATGTTTTTCCTCTCTTGCTTGGATGTCAAGTTGTTCGAGGTGGCGGTTTAAATCTGATTCAACTGGGCAAGACATGTGGTTGATGTTTGAACTGATTTAATCTTAATAACATTAGTGCATAATGTCAATAAGATTAATTGATTATTACAAGGCAAAAAAAAAGACCCCTTTCGGGGTCGTGTGGTTTATTCAGGCTTTTGAAATCCCCAAGGGTCATCCGTGACCTTGGCAACTTTTACATCTGATGGGTGCTTTCCAGCAATTTTCTTTTCCATCAAATCAGGACGGCCACACCAGAAAAAGTCTTTTGTCTGATCGCCGTCTGAGAAGTGACGAGTAACTTGAACAGCGTGGGTGTAAATCCTTCCTGTTACCCTTTCGATGGTTTTTCCATCTTCAAAAGTTGCTGTAATGGTTCTTGTCTTAGCCATTTTGTAAGCGTGGTTGATTACTTTTTAATCTTATTAAGATTATTGGATAATGTCAATAAGATTAATTATTTGTTACAGATCTGTAATATTAGGGGCTTGGTCTGACAAGTGGCAATGAAGAACCTCAACCACGGGATTCTTCAAATCAGCAAGCCCCGAATCTATTCTAATTGAGATTAGAAGAATTTCCAATAATCCTTATTAATCCCATTCTTTTATCTGTTGAATCAAATCATAATATTGGCATTTTAATTCGATATATCTGCTAAGAGCCAATTCTTTTTCAATCGGATCTTCGTCTGGTGTCTCCTTCCATTTCTTTCTGTGTTCTTCATAAGCTGCTTTTTTTAGTAAAGCGTTGAGCTTGATTTTTTTAAGATCGTTATTCATTTTTATGGTGCAGGGATAAGCATGTGTTGGGCGTGTTCTGATGTTCTCCCGTCTTTCCATTTGACGGTGCAATAAATACAGGGAGTCCCTTTTTTATTGGATTTCTCACGTTGTGAAATGACCGTCCCGACTGCGGAGCCGATCTCTAAAAACATTCCTTTTGTGGCTCTTCTCTTGTTTACAGAATCACCTTCTTTGTATCTGGCAGTTGCTGGCATTGGTTTTATAAATAGGTAAAAAAAGCCCCCTTTCGGAGGCTAGATAGTTTAGAAAATAGCTGCTGCTGCTGCTGTGATTCCTAAAAGAATTAAAGCAGTATTCAATTTCTCTGTAAGAGTTTGAATTTTTTCTGCTTGATCGTCAATCAGTGGAAGAGCCTCGGCAAGAATTTCAGCCTTGGTGTTCTTTGCAGTGATTGTTGTCATTTGGAAAACTCCTGTGTGGTTGAGGCAGCTTAAAAATTTATGAAAAACCCCTCAAGATGAGGGGCTTTGTTTGCTTACTTGTTAACCTTTAAAGTCTTTACAAACTTTGCTGGCTTTCTGGTTGTTTCGTCATAGACCTCATAAGCTTCTGCATACCAGCCATCTTTGCAATCTGTGATGTCAAAGATGTGGACGGGGAAAAGAGCGTCTTTTTTAAATCCAAAAAGATGCTTCCAATCCCTTTTTAAAACTCTGATGGCTTTTGTTGCGATTACTTCAGGTTCGTGAGTTCCTGAGAACCAGCTTGACCCACCTCTTACGAAGATGATGCCAAGAAGCACTTTCTTTTCCATAAATTTTCAAGTTGCGGTTGATAGCAAACAGACGAATCTGCTTACAATTTAATCTTAATAAGATTAGGTGGTAATGTCAATAAGAATATTGTTATTGAAATAAATCTTAATAATCTTAATAAGATTATTCCCATCTTTTTTCATAGATCAGTTTTCCTGCTTTTACAATTTCCTTTCCTAGCTTCTCGTTGTTCCATCCTCTTTTAAATGCCAGCCCTGACCAATCTTCTGTTGTTAATGCTTTTAAAACTTTTGTATTAAAAAACTCAATTGGCATTGAATTAGGAATTTTGCTTAAATCCATTGTTTAAAGATCCAAAAAAATTTGGTCAAGGGCAAATAAAATTGTTTCTCTTGATTTGTTGATTGTCTTAGAAAGTTCTTCTTTGTAGTCTAAAATCATTTCTTTTCTACATTCTGGATCAGTTATAAGATTATGCTGATGAATTTCATAAGTTGTAAATCTGTACTCACAAACAGGACAAATTCTTCTTCTTCTTATTCCACCTTTTTTGTCTGATCTTGTTTCAATAACCTTTCTAGCTTTTTCATAGTTAAAAGAACTTTTACCACATTTAGGACAATCCATTTTATTTGACCTCGGCGGCGACAACTCTTAAAGCGTTTAAGTACATCAAATCATTCATTGCTGCACCTATTCGGGTTTGAAGAACACCATTAGCTTCTGCTTCAGAATAGACTTTTGCCTTCAGCTTTTCAGGTCGTTTTAAGTAACAAGGATCTTCTAAGACAAGTTTTTTCCATGCGTAAGGAAGATTGCTTCCTAATGATTGAAGGAAAAATAATTCCTTCTCTACACGTTGAAGGCATTCCTCAATTCTTGTAATTGGATAAATTTCTAAATCCTTGGTTCTTGCAAAAGTTTTTTTAGAAACACAAGCAAATAAAAGTCTTGTTAAAGCCTTGTCAACATCACTTGTTTTCTTATGGGCAGAATCAGCAAAGAAAATAGAGTTCTTGCCAATTTTTTTAAAAGCTCTTCCTGACATTTTAAAAACCTTTTGTTTTTGAGTTTGTACGGGTAGGAAAAATTAATTGATTTAACTTCTTGCATTTGCCTTTCATCTTTGCCGTTTTTAATGTCTTTTCTGTGATTTCAATGGATGAACTCAGCTCTTGTTGAATCTCCAGCAGCTCCTTTTCAAAAGCACTTACTGATTTTGCTATCCCAAAAAGAATATCTTCTGAATCGCTTCTATGTAATTTGACTGACTTCAGACCCTCTTCAATTAGTTCTAGTTTTTCTTTCATGCTTGTCTTATTAAAACTGTCGTTATAAAGGTCTAAAAAATCCTCAATGCTCCAACGCTCTGGAGGTGTTTTAACTGTGAAGTCAATTGTTCCATTTGTTCGTGTATATCTTCTTACAACTCCAACTCCTCCAACTTTTTTAAATGCTTTGACTTCTTGAGGTGCATTTCTTCTTTTGTCTCCAGACATCCAAAGATGGTCAAATTTATGACCACCTTTTTGTTTGACTGCATCTTGTACACAGGTGTCTCTGTCCCAGATGCAAACATGAGGATTTGAAAGACAAGTCCAAGTCCTGTTGTGCTTATAACCTGTCTCCCATCCACTAAAGGCAACTAATTCACCTTCAAGGTCTGCGAGCCTGATCCTCATCTTTTCATCCCCTTTCTTGCTCTTTCAAATGCTCTCGCTGTGTTTTTATTTGTATTTGCCTGAACGTCAAATCCGGGCTGAGAAAAAGTTTTATAATCCACTTCATGCAGCACAAGACAGGTGCGGTTCAAGTCATACCAAACTGCATTAGGTCTTGGGTATTTACCTGTTGTGTAGTGGAAATCTTTTCTTAGACCGCCACGCATTTCGCTTGTATTCCGTAAAACTCTTAGATCTGATTCTGTTACTTTTAATTTTTTAGCTGTTTGAGCTGTTGAAGAAGTGAAATGAAAATCACCAACTTTGTAAGTTGGCACCATTGTTTCAACAATAGGATCTTTTTCTATTGTTTTTTTTGCAAACTCAACGCTTAATTTGGTAAAAAGATTTTCGTTAAATTCAAAATACTCCTCAGAGGATCGGCTTGGAGCTTTCTTGATTAACTTATTTGATTTGCCTAAAAGTTCTAAAAGCCTTAGAAGTTCGGGTTGATTAAGATTCATTTGTTTAAAGATTGGCAAGCAAGTTGGATTTTGTTGACCTCACAATCGTGGCGGGTCATGTTTGAAAGGGATGAACTAACACCCCAGAAAAGAACCGCCCCGAAGGCGGCAAATAGAAGAAATCTCATTGGTTTAAAGAGTGAAATAAAGTCCAGTTAAATCTTCAGCAACAGTTTTGATTTGATCGCCGTAAAGACCATTTAAGGTTTTTACTTCTGTCATTTCATAAGTTTTCTTGTTTAGCTTTAAAGCTTTAAGGTCGTAAAGGTCAGCAGCTTGGTTGTAGTTAACAATTAAATGAGTGAACTTTTTACCTGCTTTGCCAACTTGTCTTCCAAAAACAAGGTGAACTCCGTTGTTCTTATCGTCAGTAACAATTTCTGCTCCAGTCATTGCAGCGATTTTATTTGTGCCGCCTAACTGATTCAAAAGTGTTTGAGTTGTAGGTGTCATTTGTGGTTGATCTTGATTACTCCTTTATCTTAATAAGATTATCGCCTAATGTCAATAACATTATTTGGTTTTTTATATTCGTAATATTCGTCAAACAATGCTCCATCTGCATTTGCAGCTTCCAGCCATCCTTTCGGCTTTAGCTCTCCCTCTAAAGCTTTCTGTTCAACATTCTTTATTGCCTGAAGCGTATCAAGTGCTTCAACTAAAGGATTTAATTCTTTGCGAGATAAACCAGCTTTTTTAATTTCAATATCATTGATTGATAAAAGCAATCTTTGAATTGCTCTATAAGCAACACCAGCATCATTAATTGCGGTTGTTTCCATTGGTTCCCAATTCCCAGCAGATTCTTCTTTATACAATTTGCCTTTGATCATTCTGATTTCTTTTGGCATGGTTCTTAAATAGGGGCGGGGTGGATGTAGGAAAAATAAAAAAGCCCCGAAGGGCTTGCTAATTAATCTTTGATTAATTTCTTTTCTGATTCTGCAATTGCTTTAACTGATTCTTCAACTTCTTTGATATTAAGTTGAAAAACTTCGTCTCCTGCTTTCATTGTTTCCACAATTCCTTGCAGTGCGTCAGCGAATTTGCCCATGAATTAAGTCCTGTGTGGTTGACTTCTTAATCTTAATAAGATTATGTGTTTTGGTCAATCCCCTCTTTAACCATTCTCCATGTTTTACTTGTTGTTCCCTTATCTTCTGGCAATGCTCGCAATTACATAAATAATACTGCATTGGCTTGAATAGTTCCTTGCCTTACACTAATGGCCTATTAAACTCAAAGCATTTAAGCTTCTTTTATTTTTGACTTCAATACAAGATTTAAAAAGCGATCATAAAAACGCTCGTAAAAGGACAGACCGTTCTGCTTCTTTAATCAAAGAATCCTTAGAAAAATTTGGTGCAGCTCGTTCAATAGTTATAGATGAAGAAAACAGAATACTTGCTGGTAATGGAACCATTGAAGGTGCAAAAGCAGCAGGAATAAAAAACCTTCGAGTAATAGAAACAGATGGCAAAGAAATTATTGCTGTAAAAAGAACTGGACTGACAGAAGAGGACAAAGTTGGTTTGGCTCTTGCTGATAACAGAACCTCTGACTTATCCGAATGGGATGCTGAAATGCTTAAGCAGCTTTCAGAAGAACAAGATTTAGAACCTTGGTTTGATGAAGGTGATCTTGCTGAACTAATAGGAGAATCAGAAAAAATTGAAGGATTGACTGATCCTGATGATGTCCCAGAAGTTCCAGAAGAACCAATTACAAAGGAAGGTGATTTATATATCCTTGGGA